CTACAATAATAATTCAATTGCCCAGCCTGCTGATGCTGATTTTAATGCTGCAATTGATCCTATTAATCAAGAATTACGTGCGCCATTTACTACAGAATTTCATTATTTTAATACAGGAACATTAACTAATACAGAAAAACGCAGTGATTCAATAACTTTACAATATTCTGAAACTGATGCTATTACACAAAAGTTAGCAACAACATTTATTAATGTTAACCCATTTAATGTTATTCGATTTGCTGGGTTTATTAATTTAGAGCCATCATTTGATCAGTGGGTTGATACAAACCAACTACCTGCAGTTAATCAAATTGTTGATGTGCAATTACCTGATGCTGCTGACTTAATTATTAATAGATTTACTGGATCTGGTAATGCTGTGAGAGTTACAAGTACTTCTGCATCAGTACAACAAAACGTGCTATCATCACAGACATCTAGTCTTGGTAATAATGTAGTTGATATTCAATTTATTCCATTTATAAGAAATAATCAAGTGTTAGCAATTGGTAATTCATTTAAACCATTATCACGTTTATATGGTTATATGGAAAATACTTCAATTGATTCAAATTTAACACCACTAACAGTTATTGAAGTAAGACATGAAAGTGGAGATTTATTTGATGACACTAAAGGAATTTATGAAGGATTAACTATAAGATCTGGATCGGTTACTGGTTCAATTATTGGAACTGCAGAGACAGCAATCTATTCTGATATTACCTCAGCAACTGCTGGCCAATTACCATCACTTCAAAGACGATTATTAACCGTATTTAATGAAACTACATCAATTACCATAGGTGATTTCATTATTGGAGCCAATGGAGGAGTAGCTGAAGTTACTGCTGTTACTACCTATAATGCTGGTGATGCTATTGTACCAGATGAATATGGTAATATTGGTGTATTATTTGATATCCCAGCAGAAACATTTAGAACTGGAGAAAGAACATTTAGATTAATTAATAGTAGTACTAATGATGTTGAAGCACAAGACTCTATTGGAGAAGCTAAATATACTGCGGTTGGTTTATTACAAGATAAACAAGAAAATATTTTAACAACCCGCGCTATACAAAACCAACGAGTTATTGAAAGACGTGGTAGAAGATTCTGGGCTGATCCTGTTGCGCAATCATTTTTAATTGACGCCAATGCTTATCCACAAGGTATGCATATTTCTTCTATTGATGTATTCTTTAGAAATAAATCAAATACAGTACCAATCACAATGGAAATTAGAAGAACTGTAAATGGATATCCAGAAGCACAAACAACAACAATACCATTTGCTGTAGCAGTTAAGAAACCACAAGATGTAATTGCAGATCCTGATGGAGATCTTCCTACTAAATTTGAATTCCCTGCAGTTCATTTAACTCCAGGAGAATATGCAATTACATTAATTGCCAATACACAAGAATATGAAGTGTTTATTGCAGAAATGGGAGAAACATCATTAGATGGAACAGTTAAAGTTGATAAACAGCCATATGCTGGGTCATTATTCAAGTCACAAAATGCTTCTACATGGGAAGCAGATCAGAATAAAGATCTTAAATTTGTAATTAGAAGAGCATCATTTGCATTAACTGGTACAGCTGAATTTGAAATTCAAGACCCTGCAACAGTTAAAGATTACCATGCAATATTTGCTAATGCAAATGCAGCTACTCCGGATGGAACTGATATTACATGGTATGCAGCAGCATATACTAATTCTGGTACTTATGATCCTGAATTTGCATTAATTGATATAAACCAGGATATTGAATATACAAGATTATTAAAATTAGACGCTGCTGCAAATGCAGGTGGTGGACCAACACTTCGCTTAAGAGCAAGATTAACATCAAATAGTGGTATTGTTTCACCAATGATTGATGCTAAATCATTAGCAATTATTGTTACAGAAAATACAATTAATAATCCTAGCGTATTAACTGAGGCAGGAATATCTTCTGGTGGAAATGCATTAGCAAAATATATAACTAAACCAATTAATCTAGCTGATGGTTTTGATGCTTCAAATATTAATGTAACTGTTGATATTAATAAACCTGGATCAACTGATGTAAAAGTATATTATAGAACATTGCCTTCAGGAGAAGTTACACCAATTACGGATGAAAATTGGGTAGAAATGTCATTAGAAAATGTAGTACCATCATCAATTAATAATTTTGATTTTAAAGAGCATAGGTTCTTCCCTCCTAATGCTTTTGGTAATTTTGGAATTCCTAATGATAATCCAATTTCAACAAGATTTAATACATTCCAAATTAAAATTGTAATGTTATCGGATCAAAAACAGTTTTCTCCTAAATTACGCGATTTAAGAATTATTGCATTGGATAGCTAATGAAAATTAAAGTTGAAAACGAAACTCTTGTTAAAGACACTAATAATGGTGCTGTTTTAGAAACAGATAAATCTAAACTAAGACAGCACAGATCTATTAGAAGAGCTTTAAAAGAAAGAGAAAAGTCAATTGATATTCTTATAGAGAAAATAAATAAATTAGAACAACAAATGGAACGGATAACAGATGGCCAACATAACGTATAGACTAGTTAAAGGATCTCCTCTTACAAACCAAGAGATTGATGACAACTTTCTAAATATTGATACTGAAGTTCATGAGAAACTTAATTTTCCTACACAATCTGGCTTAGCTGTAAGTACAAATGGAGATGAGTCTTCTGTAGCTAGAACCTTGCAAGTATCTGGAAATGGTATTAGTATTACAAATGGAGATGGTGTTAATGGTGATCCAAGTATTGTACTTGCATCTGATACCAATAATACTCCAAACACTGTAGTTTACCGAGATGGTAATGGCGACTTTACAGCAAATACTGTTAGAGCTAACCTCATTGCTGGTAACGTTTACTTAGACACTGGTGAAGCTATTATCTTTGAAGGACAAGCAAATGACTTTGAAGTTACAATGCTTGTTACTGATCCTACAACTGATAGAACAATTACAGTTCCAGATATAAGTGGTACACTTGTTACTACAGGAGATACGGGCACTGTTACAAATACAATGTTAGCAGGTTCTATAGAAAATAATAAACTTGTTAATAGTTCTATTACAATTGATGGCGAGGCTGTTTCATTAGGTGGTTCTGTGTCTATTTCATCTGCAGATTTTTACTGGTCAGGTAACCATGAATTTGTTGATAGTTTACTTACAATTAGAGATAATACTGACCCAACCAAAAAGGTTCAATTTCAGGCATCACCAATAGCATCGGGTAGTACAGTAACACTATTACTTCCAAACGAAAATTTCCAAACAATAGCAACAATGAATAGAGTTAACGAAAAAGTTCCTCTATCTGGTGGTACAATGACTGGGTATTTGACATTAAATGCAAACCCAACATCAAGTTTACATGCAGCAACTAAATCATACGTTGACTCTGCAATTGCAGGAATTCCTGATGTTATATGGGTAGGTACGACTAGTAATCCAGCAGCTACTTATGGTAATTATAATAGTACTGCATATCCGGCCGGCACAGTTATTGCTATGAATTATAATTTTAATGAGAGTTACTATTATGGTAATGGTGGTGCTGTAAGAAATGTTAATGAAAGACGTCTATATCTTAAAAGATCTTCAACAGGTAGTTGGGTATTAATCGCGTCAACTAGACTATAAAGGAATAATATGAATTTTACAAAATTACTTATGGATGCAATTCCTACCGGAAAGCAAAAAATGCTTGCATCATTTAATAAAATTACCGGTGAATTTATTGCGTTAGCTCAGCCAGAAGAAGACATGAGCAAATTAAATCATGATTATTATGTATACACAGAAGTAGAAATTGATTTAGATACACAAAGACTTATAGGTACATATGATAATTTTAAAATAGAAGATTTACAAAATATACCGGTTACTATGTATGAATCTGCAATTGATAATGCAGCTCAAGCAAAAATTGATAATATGTATGGAATCTATAAAAGATTAGAAGTTCAAGAACAACTTTTAGAAAAACTATCTGCTGCTTTAAATGTTGAAGATGAGCAATTTTTAGAAATGAGAGATTATATTAATGAAGTTAAAGCTAATAATAAACTTTATAAAGAGCATTTAGTTAATAGTCCAGATACAGTAATGGTAACATTACAAGAGCAAGAAGAAATATTTGAAAAACAAATGGAGGGTGGATTACATGAAGCAGTTGGCGACATGCCTACACTTACACCAAAACTTATGGACACCCCAGCAGTGTAAATATGCTCTGCAAATAATAAAAGATTTGCATCCAGCTAGATTTGTTAAAAGAAATAAAATGGAGTATTACAGAGCTAGCGGAAAAAATTTAGAATGTAGTTATAGTGTTGCTTTAAATAAAACTTTAGGAAAAGAAGCATTACAGAAATTAACTGAAATAGCGCCTGAGTTTGAAAATTCTAAATTAGCTGAAGTTGTTGTTAATAAATATGATATTGGTGATTATCTTCCAGATCATAAAGACAAAACAGCATATACTTATAACGTATTAATTAATCTTCAAGATAGTGAAGATGGAATAAAAATAGAAGATACCCATTATCCAGATGAAGAGGGTAGAGCTATAATATTTAAAGACATTGGATTAACACACTCGGTACCACCAGTTAAAAATTTAAGGTATACATTAATATACCTATATGAAAGAGGATAACATGTACAAAATATTGGATAATTTGACTGAAGAAAATAAAAACGCTTTATTAAGTTTAAAGAATGAAGTTCCTATGCATGCAGCAAGTTCTTCTAATAGAAGAATGGGCGCAAATGGAAACAATAATTTAAGTGTTTATAACTTTAGTAAATATTTAAATGATTGGAATAGACACCAACGCAAAATATTTATGGATAACTTTCCAGATCCAGCAGATGAAAAAGCTGTAGTAAAATGGTTTTTAGAATTTCCAGAAAATACTGGACATCTGGATACTATGACAGTGTGGGAAAATGAGCCAGATACTCCATGGGTAACCAGTTATAATTTAAAGGGCACAGGAAATATTATACTTGGAGATGAAGAAGTAATTGTTCCGGAAGGACAAGGCATTTCATTTAGATTGACTACTGTTCATAGTATTCCAAAAACTACTAGTGGCACATTATGGGCATGTGTAATGCATCTCGATAATTTATGGAATGTTTAAATGTCTAGTTTAACTCTTAGAAGTACTAAAGGATCTCCTCTTACTATTGAAGAGTTAGACCACAATTTTGAATATTTGCTTAGCGAAATTAATACAAAAGCAAATGTTTCAGATATTACTGCTCAATATATACTAGCACAAATAAAATCTGTTGATGGATCAACATCTGGTCTAGATGCTGATACTATTGACGGGTATAATACAGCAACAACTCCATCTGTAAATACGGTGGCATTAAGAGATAATACTGGAAGCATTTCAGCAATATCTTTTAATGGAAATTTAACTGGAGATGTAACGGGTAATGTTACAGGCAATGTTAGTGGTACTGCATCAGATATTACTGGAATTTTATCTATTAATAAAGGTGGTACTGGGTCAAGTAGCTCATCACAAGCACTAAATAATCTTTTGCCAGCCGGAGAGCAACCTGGATATATTTTAAAAACAAATGGTGAAGGTAGTTATTTTTGGGGACAGCAAACAGGGAATGTTACAACAGCAGGAACTCGGGTTGATTCAACAAGAACTACTACAATTGCAACTGCTAATCAAACTGTATTTACTGCTCCATCATATATTGCAGGTACTAATCAATTACGAGTTTATATTAATGGTGTTAGACAATTTGATTCTGCCTACACAGAAACATCATCTACATCATTTACTTTAGATAATGGTGTAACAGCTGGAACAGAAGTACTAGCTGAAGTAGATGGATATATTGAATATGATACTGCTGCATCTGAAGTTACATATTCTCCATCTGGAATAATTTCAAGTACTAATGTTCAAGACGCAATAGAAGAAGTTGGCCCATATGTAGTTCCTGCCGGTGGTATTATTTTGTGGTCTGGATCATCATCCAATATTCCAGCCGGCTGGGCGTTATGTGATGGTACAAATGGAACTCCAAACTTAGTTAATCGATTTGTTGTAGGTGCTACAGGAAGTTATAATGTTGGTGCTACTGGTGGTAGCAAAGATGCTATTGTACCTAGCCATACTCACACAGCAACAGGATCCTATAGAAATAATTATTTAGCTAGAGTTGAAATGTCGACTGGAGCTAATGGTAATTCTACAGATATTGCTGAAGATGGAACTATTAGTCCATGGATTACATCAGGACGTAATGACGGTGGAAGTCGCGCATTAAGATTTCAAAATAAAGGATATAATAGCACTTCATTATCAATAACAAACTCTACTGAAGGTTCTAGTGTAACTAATGCTAACTTACCTCCATATTATGCATTATGTTATATAATGAAAGTATAACAAATGGCTACTCTAACATTAAGAAATACTAAAGGATCACCACTAACTATTCAAGAGTTAGATACTAATTTTATTAATATTAATAATGATTTAGATAGTAAGGTATCTGCTTCTGATTATACAGGTGCCGATATATTACTAAAAATAAAATCTGTAGATGGCGTATCTTCAGGACTAGATGCAGATTTATTAAGAGGTTTAAGTTCTGATACTTCAGCTACTGCAAATACAGTTGTTATACGAGATTCATTGGGAAATATAACAGCAAATAATGTAACAGGTAATTTAACTGGGAATGTAACAGGCAATGTTTCCGGTAACGTTACTGGCAATGTAACAGGTAATTTAACTGGGAATGTAACAGGCAATGTTAGCGGTACATCATCTAGTATTACATCAGTATTACAATTATCAAATGGTGGCACAGGTGCTACAAGTGCTGCGGCAGCACGATCAAATTTAGGTCTTGGCACACTTGCTACACAGAATAGTAACAATATATCAATTACAGGACAAATTAGTTTAAATGGCAATGTTGGAGATTCCGGACAAGTATTAACATCAAGCGGAACAGGAACAGTTCCGGTATGGTCAACTGCTTTTAGTTCAGGAATGTTAATGATGTGGTCTGCTGCTGCAGCACCTAGTGGTTGGTTATTATGTAATGGCGCTGCTGTAAGTCGCACAACCTATTCTAATTTATTTTCTGTAATAGGTACATCATATGGTGCAGGTGATGGTTCTACAACATTTAATTTGCCTAATTTAATGGACAGATTTCCTGTTGGTGCAGGTAATAATTATAATATTGGTGCTACTGGAGGTAGTAAAGATGCTATTGTTGTATCACATACTCACACTGCATCAGTTACTGATCCAGGTCATGATCATGTAATTGGTAGTGATTCAACATCAGGTGGATATGACGTAGGTGGTTGGTCTGGTCCATACATGGTTGCAACAGGAGCTCGTTGTTGTTCATGGACATCTGCAACACAGGACGCTACAACAGGTATATCAGTAACTAACTCTACTGAAGGTTCTAGTGGAACAAATGCTAATTTGCCACCATATACAGGTATAGCATTTATAATAAAGACATAAGGAATAAATATGGCATACAATCCAGAAAAATATCAAGGAGAAATTTCAGAGTTTGATAGACTTAGATCTAATATGTATCCACCACTAAGAGAACAATTAGATATGTTGTATCATGATATTAAAAGTGGAAATTTAGAAAATGGTACCTGGATAAATGCTATAGACGAAGTTAAAAATACAATTAAAAAATAATTATGGCAAATACTAAAATAAATACAGATGTAATAAATGATAATGCAATAACTACTTCAAAGATTGCAAATGATGCTATTACAAATGACAAGCTTGCAGCAAACTCAATTAATGCTGAGCAGTTAAATGTTTCAAGTAATGGTACATCAGGTCAATTCTTAGCATCTGATGGTGATGGTAGTTTTTCTTGGAACGACGTAAATGACATTACAAAAACAACAGGTTTAGCACCATACTATGGGACAAGAGCTTGGGCTAACTTTAATGGTACATTAACAGGAACAATCACTCCTCGAGCATCAGGAAATATTGCAAGCATTGTTAAAAATTCAACAGGTGTATATACAGTAACATTTACTACTGCGATGCCAGATACTAATTATGCGATTGTTGGTACTTGTGGTGAAAGTTCAATAGAAAACGTTTATTTAAATGCCATATTTATTGCAGCTGGTGGACCTTCAGTTAGCCCAGTAAAAACAGCTACATCATTTAATTTCCAAACTGTATATGCTGATGGAGGAAGTGGTTTTGGTTCTCCTCAAGATTATGATGAAGTTTCATTTATGATTATAAGGTAAACTATGGCAATTAGAATTATTATGTACTAATTACGATAATAAATTTTTATAAATAATATAAAGAATAAGTAAATGGCAACGATAACAAACTTATACATAGATGCAGGCGCAGATTATAGTATCATCGTTACAGCAAATCAAGGTAACGGAGATCCATTAAACCTTACTGGCTATACTGTAAGATCGCAGATTCGCAAATCATATGCATCACCAACAGCACATGACTTCACTGCAAGCGTTTATGCAGAGTTAGCTGGAAAAATAAGGTTATCACTTACTGCTGCTCAGACTGCAGCAATTAAACCAGGTAGATATCTTTACGACGTTGAAATTACTTCAGCAGGAGGCGAAAAACGTAGAGTGTTAGAAGGTATCATAATTATAACACCAGAAATTACGCAGACATAAAAATGGCAGACGATATTTACGTTACGGTTGAGGGAGAACAGAGTACTACAGTAACTACGGTAGGAGAACAGGGTTTATCTGGATCTGCTGGAGTTATGGAAAATATTATTGATGTAGACGCAGCAAATAAGAAAAACGGCTCAGTCCTAGTTTATAAAGCAGTATCTGCAAAATGGACAGCAACAAACACTTTGGAAGAACAGGAAATTACAGGGGGACATTACTAAATGGCATCTATTATAAGAATTAAAAGAAGTAGCAGCGCTGGGGATCCACAGGTCCTAGGTGCAGGCGAATTAGCGTACTCATCACTTTCAGGAACGCAAGCAAATGGTGGTGATAGAGTATATATTGGTGTAGGAACCGAAACTAACGGTGATGCTGCAGTTCACCATATTATTGGTGGTAAGTATTTTACAGACTTATTAGATCATCAGCATGGAACACTAACCCCTGATAGTGCTCTTATTGTAGATTCAGATAGTAAGATTGATGTATTAAATGTTGATAATTTAACATTAAACGGTAATACATTATCTTCAACTGATACTAGCGGTGATATTAATATTACTCCTAATGGTTCTGGTAAAGTTGTATTAACAAATCCATACATTGGTTCAGATAGCCTTGAAGAATACATTTATGACACAGTTGGTGGCGCAGTAACCGGTGGAACAGGCATTACAATAACAAATGACGATGCTGGTGATACTTCTACGGTTTCTATTACAAATACCGGTGTTACTGCTGACTCATACGGTAGCGCTTCTGAAGTTCCAGTATTAACAGTTAATGCACAAGGTCAAATTACTGCCGCAACAACAGCAACAATCTTTACCTCTTTTGATATTGCGGCAGACGTTGGAACAACTGATAATGTTGCTGGTGGTGAAACACTTACTATTTCTGGTGATACAGGAATTACAACAACAGTAAGTAATAATTCAATTTCAATTGATCTTGATGATACTGCTGTTACACCTAATGCATATGGTTCAGCAACTAAAACTGTTGGATTTACAGTTGATCAACAAGGTAGATTAACTGCTGCAAGTGAAACAAACGTTTCTGCAACATTAAATCTTAACGCTGATTCTGGAACAAGCTCAGTAGATGTTAATGGAGATTCAGCAGGTGCTGACACATTAACTGTTGCCGGCGGAACAGGTATTAGTACTTCTGTTCTAGGAACTACTGTAACAGTTACAGGTGATGATGCTACAACAACTACCAAAGGTGTTGCATCATTTAATTCAAATGATTTCTCTGTATCTTCAGGCGCAGTAAGTATTGCATCTGGCGGTGTATCAAATACACAATTAGTCAATTCAACAATAACTGTTTCTTCAGACAGCGGTTCAAATGCAATTGACCTTGGAGATACGTTAACAGTTTCTGGTGGAACTGGTATTAGTACTTCAGTTTCTGGTGATACAATAACTGTCACTGGAGATGATGCCACTACAACAACTAAGGGTGTTGCTTCCTTTGACTCTACAGACTTTACTGTCACAACAGGCGCTGTTGAAGTACAAACAACCACTCTTGGTACATCATCACTTAATCCAGGCGAAACAACATTAACATTAGCTGGTCTAGAGCAATTAGATGTTGATAATATTAGAATTAATGGTAATGAAATTAGTTCTACGGATGCTAATGGTACTATTTCAATTAATCCAAATGGTACTGGACACGTTTCTGTTAACAGTGCAAACATTCAGGATGTTGCTGATCCTGTTAATGATACTGATGCAGCAAACAAACGATATGTTGATGCAGTTGCCGAAGGATTACATGTACATGCTCCAGCACACGCTTATGTTGCAGATACTTTAGCATCAATTACTGGCGGCACAGTAACATATAGTAATGGAACTAGTGGTGTAGGCGCTACACTTACATTAGGAACTGCGCTTGATCTTGCAGGTGGTGATTTAGATGGTGATACACATATTACAACAGGCGATAGAGTTATTATTGCTGGCGAATCAACTGCTGCTCATAACGGTGTTTATGTAGTTACATCTACAACAGTTCTTACTCGTGCTAATGACTTTGATACACCAACTGAAATGGCCGGCGGTGACTTTATCTTTGTAACACATGGTAATACATACGCAGATACCGGTTGGGTGATGACAGAAGCTGTTTCAACTGTTGGTACTGATCCTGTATACTTCATGCAATTCTCCGGTGCTGGTACATATACTGCAGGTGAAGGTTTAACGTTAACTGGTACAGAATTTGATATTAATCTTGCTACAAACTCTGGTTTAGTAATATCTTCCGATGAATTACAAGTTGATTCTTCTATTGCTGGCGATGGTTTAAGCTTTGCAGGCGGTGTTATTGATGTTAATGTAAAAGCAAATGAACTTGCTATTAATAATGATACTCTTGAAATTGCAGATACATATGTTGGTCAAACATCTATCACAACTTTAGGAACTATTACAGCTGGTACTTGGAATGCTACAGTAGTTGATCCAGTATATGGTGGTACTGGTGTTAATAATGGTGCTTCAACAATTACACTTGCTGGAAATCTTGTTACAAGCGGCGCAAATAGCTTAACATTTACAACAACATCAACAACTAATGTTACATTACCAACAACTGGCACATTAGCAACTTTAGCTGGTGCTGAAACTCTTACAAACAAAACTCTTACTAACCCAGATATTAATGGTGGTACAGTTGATGGAGCTCCAGTTGGTGCAACAACTGCAAGTACTGGTAGATTTACAACTGTTAGTGTTACATCAACAGCAAATGCTACATCAGAAGTTACTGGTGCCTTAGTGGTAGCCGGTGGTATTGGTGTTGATGGCGATATACATGGTAATGGAACTAATGAAATTCATAGTTTTGTTATTGATGGTGGAACATATGGATCACCATAATGGTGGAACATACTCTTAATAAAGTAAAATACCACACTTAAGTGTGTATAAATATATAAAATAATTTTAATACGGTAATACTGAGATTTCTATCTCTTTTATTGTGACCTCTTTAGGTAATATATAAATGGCAAATAAAATTCTATTAAAGAAATCAGGCGTCGCTGGTCGAGTTCCTGCTACGTCGGTTCTTGAGCATGGCGAATTAGCCATTAACTATAAAGATGGTTATCTCTATTATAAAAATGGAGATAGCACTCCAGCAATTGAAAAGTTTGTAACTTCTGATTTAATTACATTAGATCTTGCAACTGACAATGGTGCCACAACAACAAATTCTATTACCGTTGGCGGATTATCAATTGGATCCGCCTATTCACTTCCCTCAAACGATGGTTCTAACGGACAAGTAATAACAACAGATGGCAGTGGTAATTTATCTTTTACTACTCCTAGCACTGTTTCTAGCATTGATGATTTATCCGATGTTGATACAACAACTACCTCTCCTTCATCAGGTCAAGTTCTTAAATGGGATGGTTCAAATTGGACTCCTGCAAATGATATTGATACAACATTAAGTCTTGGATCAGCATCTATTAATCAGCTTGGTGATGTTAGTATTAGTAGTGTAAGTGATGGACAAGTTCTTACATACGATTCCTCTACCTCAAAATGGATTAATTCAGCAAATTCTGGTGGTATTTCTTTAACAGATTTATCTATAGGCACAGATGGTACAGCATCGGGAAGCGGTTCATTAGCATATAATGATTCAACTGGCGTATTTACATATACTCCACCTGATTTAACAAGCTATCTTACAGATATTACTAATGAAAATCTAGAAGATTTAAGTAATGTCACACTTACATCTCCTACTAATGGTCAAGTATTACAATATAATGGAACTGCTTGGGTTAATGCTGCAAATTCTGGTGGGATTGCTCTTACAGATTTATCTATAGGTGCTGATGGTACAGCATCAGGAAGTGGTTCATTAGCATATAATGATTCAACTGGCGTATTTACATATACTCCACCTGATTTATCCGGTTATCTAACAAGTTATACAGAAACAGATCCTATATTTTCAGCATCACCTGCTTTTGGTATTACTTCGACTAATATTACTAATTGGAATACCGCTTATGGTTGGGGTGATCATGCAAGTGCTGGATATCTAACATCAGAAACAACAACATCTCTTACATACAATCCTTCTACATCCGAACTTTCATTTACAGATGAAACTGGTAGTACAAATACTATTGATTTGTCTGGTCTTCTTGATGAAGACGCAAGAGCAATTGCATCAGGTACATTGAATAGTACAACAGGTATTGTTACATTTACAAGAGATGATCTCACCACATTTACCGTAGATTTATCTGCATTACTTGATGATACTAATTTAGTTACTTCTGTTAATGGTAATACTGGTATTGTTGTACTTGATACTGATGATGTTAATGAAGGATCAACTAATCTATACTATACAGATGCTAGAGCAGATGCTCGTGTTAGTCTACAAACTGGAGCTAATTTAGATCTATCAAGTAAATCTACTACAGATTTAACTGAAGGTACTAATCTTTATTATACAGATGCTCGTGTTGATACACATTTAAATCAAACTGGAAGTATTACATCTGGTTATGTTTTAAGTTGGGATGGTACTGATTATGCATGGGTAGCACAATCTGGTGGTAGTGGATCAGATGGTGCCTCAATAGATCTTGGTACTCCATCAGATTCGAATCTGACTGATGGTTTATTAACATTTACTACGACAACAAAAGTTACTGATGCTATTGATGAATTAAATGAAGTTCTTGCTAAACTTGCTCCTGCAAAACCAGCAAACTTAAGTACTTTTTCATTATCTCTTCAAAGTTCTTATAGTGCTACAGAAAGTTCTACTGGAACTAATAGGAGTAATGTAACTAGTGATAATACACCCAGAACAAGCAATGTTACAACTTTCTGGGATGGTGAATCTGGAACTCTCACATCTGAAGTTGATGGTTCAGTAACTGGGACAAGAACTTTAACCTCCGGAGATGATGCTGGTACATATGGAGATCTAGTGATCGATACAGATTCTGGTTATCCTCCATCAGGAAATGGCGCAAACTTCTGGCAAGCTTTAACCGCTTATATTAACAGAGGATCGGCATTATCTCTTGGTGAACATACTATGCAAATGAAACATAGTACTACTGGGGATACTAGTTTACTTACATTCTATGTTGATAACCCAACTACCACAACCATCAGTGGTACATCATTTAATGTTACTAATTCAACCACCAGCTATGTAAGTGGTGTTCCAACATTGTCATCTGGCACTACATTTACGGTTGATTTTACTGTAAATGATGCTATTAAACAGTTTTATAATACAACAAGAATTGCTGCAATTTCTGGATCAAATATTCTTTCTTCCACTGTTAATCATCAAATCACTGGAATTCAGACAGCAAATTCTGCAGTAAGTGAAACTGGAAAGACCTTAACTGTTGGTTCAAATAAGTATGATGAAACTCCTAGTGTAACTTTTACTGGATATAATTCTCAAGGCACTGCTGGTACCAGTTCAAATTTATCTTTAACTAATGTTAGAGTTGATACGGTAAGTACTAATGAATCAACAAAGAGAAAATTATCTGGTTCTGGTCAATATCCTACTACTGGATATGGTGGGACATATGATAGTACACAGGCATTAAATTCAGGTGCTTATGTTAATGAGATGCAATTTATAAACGGTCAATTTAAGTATCCATCTTCAACAAATTATAGCTCTCTTGTGCCAACTGCAGGACCAAACTATACATCTGGTATGGGAACGGGGACTAGATGGTGGTGTTATGAACACTCTACAACACTTGCTGCTATCTCTGCATTTACTCTTACAATCAATGGAAGCAGTGGATTTAGTGGCACAGAAACAAGTGGTGTTGAAATATATGCAAGAGTTGATGGATCCTCTGGAACTTCTGGTTGGATAGATTGCAATTCATCATATCCAGGATCTGGATCTCCAACAAATGATGGTGATCCTGCTATGGTTTTTGGAAGTAGTACCGCCACTTCTAAAAGAGTTACCTTTGGAACTGCGGCTAAGACAGGTACATTATATATAAGAATAGGGTTCCCATCTGGGTCTACTAAATATTTTTCTAGCGTATCAATTTCTTTAGGATGATAGGACATACATGGCATTAACAGATTCACAGAAAACGAGTTTTGTATTTAAGAAAGCTGTATCTCAGGTTTCTGAAACAAGCACAACAAGGGACTTTTTTGAGGAACCTTATTCTGGTAGAGATATTGTATTACCAAGTCAGGTTTGGAACCAAGCTAGTTCTATCCCAAATGCTGCGCCAACTCTTTCAGATGGGCAAAGTAGCGGAGTAGTTACAAGATATATTGATAAAAGTATGTCTGCTGTGGCAGGTGCATCAAAAGCTTTTTACTTAGCAGAATTAGTTGATGCAATTCCGTTTAATTATGGTGATGGAACTTCTTATCTATATGGATTAAAAACATCAACAGGTTCAACAATTCCTTTTGGATCTGGAGATTGGGTTGTAAATAATGCTTCAGGGACTCTTCTCTTTTATGGTTCTTTACCTAGTGGAGTTGATGCATCAAACCCACCAAAAATTAGTTTTTATAGATATACAGGAACCAAAGGTGTTGGAAGTGGTGGAAGTGGTGGTATTGCTTTAACAGATTTATCAGTAGGAGCAGAAGGTACTGCTTCTGGTGATGGTGCAATTGCTTATGATAATACAACAGGTGAATTTACATATACTCCTCCAGATTTATCAGGATATCTTACAAGTTATACAGAAACCCAGACACTCGATGATGTAATTACATTAGGAAATACAACTACTCAAACAGCGGTTATTCCATTTTATTATGCGCAACAATCGAATTTTCCAAATGCCACAACTTATCATGGTGCTATGGCACACAGTCACACAGATGGAGCAATGTATTTTGCACATGCCGGAAATTGGGTTGAATTAGCAAATTCCTCTGATGTTCCAACAGCACTTACTGATCTTGGTATTTCTGATGGATCAGCTGGACAAGTTTTACAGACTGATGGTAATGGTGGTTTCTCATTTGCTTCCGTATCAAGTGGTGGAGCAACGGCATTAAATGGTTTATCAGATGTTACATTATCAACTCCATCTTCTGGCCAATTATTATCATATAATGGAAGCCAATGGGTTAATACAACACCGGCATACTTAGATAATACAGATATTGGTTCAAATGTATTGGCATATGATAGTAATCTACAATCATTTGTAACAGCATTTACATTACCAACATCAGATGGTTCAAATGGTCAAGTACTTACAACTGATGGTAATGGAGGCCTTTCATTCTCAACAGTATCAGGTGGAAGTGGTTCACTTACAGTTAGTGAAATTAGTGGATCAACAACATCAAATGAAGTAACATCAGTCACTGCATTAAGATTTGATAATACAACAGGATTTAATGTTACAGATCTTGGTAGTGGTGAAGTTGAAATTAGCTTAGGTAGTTCGTTTAAAACATTACAAGTTTCTGGCCAATCTGATTTAGTAGCGGTCGGTGAAGATACATTAGAACTCGTTGCTGGTACCGGTATTTCAATTACCACAAATACAAGTTCTACACCTAAAGCTCTTACAATTACAGCGACAGGTTCATCAATTGCTCAAGTATTAAATAATGGTGATTTTAGTGATAATACCAGTGCTGTAGAATTAGCCACAATAACTGCAAACCAAACGCTTGATTCTTTTGCGACAGCTGATTATAGAACAGCCAAGTATTTAATTCAAGCAATTAATGGTGCAGATGTACATTCAACAGAAGTATTTTTAACACATGATGATAATGATGTTTATATTACTGAATATGCAACAATATATACAAATACAAGCTTATTTACTGTAAGCGCAGAAATATCTGGAACAAATCTTAACGTTATTGTAACACCTACATCAGTAGATACAACATTTGATTTTGTTCGAACATTAATTGTTGCTAGAACAGTACAAAGCTTTGAGTTTGAAGGTGATTTACAGTCACTAGGTGGTTCAGCAACCGATTTACAATCAGAAACAGGTGATGCTGTAGATTTGAATGATATAGGATTAGAGGGTGATTTACAATCTGATACTGGATCAGAAGATTTAAATAGTGGTTCAGGTGAAACCGATTTGAGTTCATAATCATTATAAATATATAAATAAAATGTATCCATAAGGATAATTAACAAGGATTATTAAAAATGGCAAAAGTCTTACAACATAGAAGAGATACCACAACAAATTTATCAAGTGTATCTGGAGCTATTGGTGAGTTTTTCATGGATACAACCAAAAATACATTGGTTGTTATGGATGGCTCAACCAATGGTGGTCACCCATTAGCATTAGAATCGGATCTTGTATCAAATTTAGGAGATTTATCTAATGTAACCCTTACGACACCATCAAATGGTCAAGTACTTAAGTACAATGGTTCAATTTGGGTTAACTCATCTGATGCAGGCATCGGTTTATCTGATCTAAGTGTTACTACAAATTCAGCTGGCAGCGCTGCATTATCATATGATACTGCTACAGGTGCATTTACTTATACTCCACCAGATTTGTCCAGTTATGCAACAACTGCTTCATTATCCAGTTATCAAACAACTTCTGGGCTTAATTCAGCAATAGATACCCATTTAAATAATGAAAATCCTACTTCTGGCCATGTATTAAGTTGGAGTGGTAGTGATTATGCATGGGTAAGTAATGCCGGATATACAAATTCAGATGTTGACAGTCATTTAAATCAATCTAATCCTACTTCTGGCTATGTTTTAAGTTGGGATGGTACTGATTATGCATGGGTAGCTCAAGCATCTGGTGCTGATGGCAATACCCAGTATACAATGCAAGCTGACACAACTACTGGCGGTGCAAACCTCACATTAGTGGGTAATGACGCATCCACTGATTCAGTAAAATTGGCAGCAGGATCAAATGTTACAATAACTAGATCTGATGCAAACACTATTACTATTGCAAGTACAGCATCTGGTGGTTCAGCAGATTTCTCAGCTGTCGCTGAAGATATTCTACCTTCATTTGATGCTGTTTATGACTTAGGTTCAATTGATAAACAATGGTATGATGCATTCTTAAGTAATTCATTGGCTGTTGGTAATTCATTGGCTGTTGGTAATTCATTGGCTGTTGGTAATTCTAGTATGACAACTAGCTCTGTTGTCATCGGTGGTGCAACATTAACAGGTAGTACTGACGGTCTTGTTACAGATACTGTTCTCATTGGTGATATTTTACACACAACAAATACTCTTACACCTGATGCATCAACCGCATTACAATATGGTGGCGATCAGGGTGTTGTAGATATTAATGGTAACTTAGATGTAAGTACAGGTGATTGGATGTTCCCTGCTGTAGTTGAAACTACAACAGCAACAATAGAGACTGCTACTGCTGAAGAACTAATCTTTCCTGGTAACGTTAGACCTAATTTAGGGGTAAATTCTTTATATGTAAACGCTGTTCCAATCGGTAATAATAAGTGGACTGTTAGCTTAAATGCTTTTAAAACTGAAGCTAAAGCACGGAGCGCTGTTGAAAAACTACAAGCTTCTGGAAGTTTTACAGTTTCTAATTTTATCCGGGATGTTTCAGCGAGTGATGTTTCTGATACCGTTTTTTGGACTACCGATGAATCAATTATTTTTAATCTTGATGATACTTCAGTATACACTGTATCTCTGAGTTCTTATGGTTATGATGTTAATATTCAAACTGTTTCTATACCTAAATTTATAGAAAAGGGCTCATATGATCAAATCGCAGTTGTTGAAAGTGAAGCTCTGAGCTTAGTGGTTGCTACTACATCCTCGACTACGACTACTATACTTCCATTAACAACTGGTCAGGAAGGCATGGTTCGTTATAATAAGGATGAAACGGCATTAGAATTATATACAACTGCATGGAATAAAGTTCCACTTGTTAGTGATATTCCATCTGTACCTGCATCACCAAATGTTAATTTAATTACTGATAATAATATTGATCAACTTACACAATTTACACCCGGTGAAGTATATATGTTATCTTTTGCAACTAGTCAAACGGGTAAAACAATTCCGATTGCAAATGGTACTGCAGTAGGACAATCTATAACAATATATCTATCTTTTGCAGGATCACAAAACTATCCAACTTTGGATGGGAACATAGTTGGTAATTTAAATAGCTTAGGCGGTAAAGACGTACATTTTTATGTCTGGACTGGCTCAGCATGGAAACTGGCAGATTCGGCTCAATAAATCTCAATAAATCTATATTATGATTCCTTCTATATTATGGCAAACATGGAAAACAAAAGATATTCCAGGATCAGTTAAAAAACAAGCTGATTCCTGGAAAATCTCTAATCCACAACTTAAACTTCAATTTATGGATGATAACCAATGTTCTGATTTTATATTAGAGCATTTTGGCAAAGACATTCATAATCAATATCATCAACTTCCACTTCCAATTATGCGCGCTGATTTTTGGCGTCTTGCTGTCGTTTATATTCATGGTGGATATTATTCTGATTTAGATATTACATGTAATAAAAATATTTCAGAATTTATTAATCCAAAAGTAGATGCTGTTTGGATGCGTGAATTAAATAATATATCAAATTATTTCTTTGGTGCAAAACCAAAACACCCCATTATTAAAGAAGCAATGGATAATATGTTATTTGAGGCAAAACATATTACAAATAAGCATGCAATTTCGTGGGGAATGCATTCATTACATACAGCAATAAGAAAATATTATAATATAATTGAAACAAATTATATTTCAAATGATGAAGTACAATTTTTATTAGATTCAGATATGAGAACTAGTGGTACATTAATCCATTCTCAGGCAAGTATTACTGGTGCTAATGATTATGATTCGTGGAGAATAATGGAAAAACATATGAATGAGGAAAGAACACAAAGTAACAATATTACATTTTTTACAACATTTAATAGAAATGGGTATGAATTATATGGTAAAACATGGATAAAAACTTTCATAAAAGTTGCTAATTATTACAATAAATTCAACGCAAAAATATATTACGAAGGGTTTAGTCCACAAGAACAACATCCAAATATAGAATGGGTTAATTATAAAACGGCAATTCCACACCATAATAAATGGAAAAATGAATATAATGCCAAAACATCTCATTCAGATTATGTAAAAACTATGACAGTTAGATTTAGTCATAAAGCATTTGTAATACAACACGCACTTGATAATATTAAATCAGATTATGCAATATGGTTAGACGGTGATTGTATATTTAAACCTGAAGACTATTCTGACTTTCCAAACATGCTTGATAATAAATTCCTTGCGTGTCAAATGGAAGAATCGCATGATTTAAACCACATTGAAAGTGGCATACTTATTTTTGATAGTAAACATCCGAATACAAAAATCTGGAATAAAAAATTCAAAGAAAACTATAAAGTAGAAAATATATTACCAATGGGTGAACCATATGATGGATTTATTGTTTATAAAACATTGAAAATGACACAATTGCCTTTTGTAAATTTAAATGAAAATTATGGTAAAGGCGGAATACAATCAGACCCAACTCTTACGTTTTTACACCCTGAAATTAATAAAAGGTTCCATCATAATATAGGGTGGACTGGTAAAAATCAATATGATCAATGGGATACAATAAGTAAACATGATATAATCTATGCTAAAATGAAGAATGTTTTATTTGGATCTCAAGTAGATAAACAAAAGAAACGTCAAGACATATTTAATAAATTAGAAGCACTAAAAAGATTAAAATAAAAGTTTTAAATTATGTATGATATTAAAAAGCCGTTTCAATTTCATATAGAGCTTACTGATAAATGTAATGCTAGATGTCCTTCCTGTGCAAGAACAAAGATTAATAATGATGGTAGTTTAACTACAGCTGAATCTGTAAAAGGAAATGAAATTACAATAGATACATTTAAAAAAATGTTTAGTTCATGGGATAAACCAATATATGATATGTTCTTCTGTGGTAATTATGGCGATCCTATTTTAGCAAAAGATTTTCTAGATATTATTGAATACACTAAAACAGCGATAAAACCTGATAAAATAACTGTACATACAAATGGCGGAGTTCGATCGACTGGATGGTGGAAAACGCTTGCAGGAATACTAAAAGAACAAAATCATTATGTAGAGTTTGGTATTGAAGGTGTTACACAAGAAATACACAGTAGGTATAGGGTTGGTACATCTATTAATAAAATATTTAATAACGCAAAAGCTTTTATAGAAGCAGGCGGATGTGCTACTTGGAAAATGGTAGTTCACAAGCATAATGAAGACCAAGTTGATATTTGTGAAAAAACTGCTAAAGATATGGGGTTTTCTGGGTTTTCAATAGAACCGTCTACAAGATTAGAAGCTCCATTAAACTATGTGTTTAAAGGATCTAATTATTCTCTTGAAAAAACTACTAAATACACAAATTCAAATATTCCTACCAAAGAAATAGATTGCTATTCGGCAAAGAAAAATAGCATATATATTGCAGCTGATAGCAACGTACATGTATGTTGTTGGTTGGCATCACTAAGTTCTCAACATTTACCAAATAGAATTGTAAATAGACCTTCTAATGATCTTCCACTAATAAACTGCGCAATTAATAAATGGTCAATGAAGACTCTTCCAAAGTCATTTAAAACAAATCCAAATTTCAGATGTATAGAAATATGCCAGAAAAAAACTGGTCAAAATCTTGATAATCATGGAATAAAAACCAAAATAAGTAAATGAAAATTTATATTATAAATCTTAAAAGACGAACTGATAGAAAAGAAAAGATTTTAGAACAGTTACAAAATCTTGGAATTACTAATTATGAATTTATTGAAGCAATTGACGGCCAAGACTATAAAGATGTAAATGAAATTGGCAATGTTAAATTAATGAAAAGACATGGCTTTGAATTATCTAAAAATGAAGCTGCAAGTGGTGCATCACACAGATTAGCATATCAAAAAATTATTGATTCTGGTGAAAGAGGAATTATATTTGAAGATGATGTTATAATAGATGAAAAGTTTACTGAAATGATTAATATAGACATACCAGATAAAGTAGACTTATTATTATATGGTTATTTTACCTCTAATACTAGAAATGAACATTCTAAAGAACAATCATATCCTTATGAAATAATGTCACAGATAAAAACAGAAAAGGGTGATAACAGCATTTGTTATTTTAAAAATGAATTTTTAGAATTAAATGGTTATAAATACTATAAAATAGATGAACACTCTTATAATGTAGATATGGTCCATGGTGCTCACGCTTATTCTCCATCAATAGAATTTTGTAAACTTTTATCCACAATTCAACATAAAATAATTTATCCAGCGGATGATATTTGGAATCATTTAAAATGTTTTGATCCAAAATTAGTAGTTAATTATTATGCTTTACTAAAACCTGTAGTATATCAAAATACAACAATTAGCAGCGATCTAGTTGCCGAACGTCAAAAAAAACATCACTCAGATTATATAGTACAAAGAATGTCAAGAAATGATTTTGGTATATAATGAAGAAGTATTTAATTTTCAGTGGAGTAGGTGATTCTTCAGATGAATTTTTATCATGGTGTACACATAAATCTGATATATATGATAGAGCAATTTTTTATTATGGAGATGATAAAGAAAAGTATAAAAAACTTCAAAATCTAGATACAGAATACATATATAAAAGTAAAGGAATGATTTGGCAAAACTTTGCAAATAGATATAATTTATTTAAAGATTATGAATATGTTTTAATTGTGGATAGTGATTTAGATTTGAATTATAAAGATTTGGAAGATACTTTTAAAATAGCCCATTCAAATAATTGGCCTCTATGTCAATGGAGCAGAACTTCTAATTCATATGGATTTTTTAATGAATTATATTGTAATAATACTGGAAAATATTCTAAAACTAATTACATAGAAATGCTATTTATGATGGTTAGGCAAGACTTATTAAAGTTAACAATAGATAAATGGTTTGAATTAGATTTAGAATGGAGTACTGGTATAGATTTTATCATGGCCAATGTTGGGATGAATAATAAAATGTTACCCTATTATATTTTAAATAATTATAAATTTTATAATCCACACCCACATGATAAAAAGAATGGTAGAGAGATAGATAATATCACTAATTCAGATTATTTTCTAAGAACAGAAAAACTTAGAAAAATAATGTTAGATGATCCTAAATATTATAGAATAAATAATGTAATACAGTGTGATAACAAGAAAATTTTTAGATGAAATATAAATTTATAGACATAGGATGTGGACACCAAAGTGTTTCGTCAGATATATTTGGAACCAGTGTAGTAGGCATGTATGTAGAGCCTATTAAAGAATTTATTGATGTGTTACCTTCAGGCCCAAATATTATAAAAGAATGTTGTGTTGTATCAAACGTTGAAGATACTATTACTTTTAATGCTATTATACCCGATTCAGCTAATATAAAATATTTCACAAATACACAAATGGCAAGAATTGTTAAAAACGACAAAAGTTTAGAATTGTATAGAAAATTATATCCAGCATCTGGTCAGAGTTCATTATATGAATATGAAAAAAATCAAAATATATCCAAAAAAATTAATGTAAGATCTTTAACATTAGAATCCTTATTTAAAAAACATAATGTAACAGAAATAGATTATTTAAAAATTGATGTTGAGGGTGCTGAGCATATAATATTGAATCAATTACTTAAACTATTAGATGATAAAAAAATAATTATTAATAAGCAAATTAAATTTGAATATAATGAAAAGGCAGAGGATAAAACTATATTGGATGATTTAATGGAAAGAATAAAATTAAAACATGGATTTAATTCAAGGTATGAATTTACCTTTCCTTGGAATGAAGATATGGTTATGGATAAAATGGAATAATCATGAGTGATATTAAAAATGAAATATGATTTTATAGATATAGGATGTGGTCAGTGTTCAGTTTCATCTGATGACTATTTTTATGGGACGTCGGCAAAAGGTTTATTAGTAGAACCAATTGAAGAATACTGTGCAATATTGCCCCAATCAGATACAGTTCTTGTTGAATGTGTAGGCATAGGTGAATATGATGGAGAAAAAGAATTAACTGTTATACTTGAAGGAGATATTATTGAATATGTGCCTCATAAATTATATAAGAATAAAAAAGCATTAGATAGATATATGAAATCAAAGAATATTTTTCATTCAGGAACTTCATCATTTATTGGCGCTGATAAAATACATCACAAAGACACATATCACACAAGAATAGTAAAATTAATGAGTCTTGAAACTCTATTAAAAAAATATAATATTTCTGAAGTTGACCAATTAAAAATAGATGTTGAAGGATATGAACCTATTATCCTAAAGCAATTAGTTAATCTTTGGGAAAATAAAAAATTTAAAGTAAATAAAAAACTTATCTTTGAATGCGCGGCTAACTTTAATAATAATGAAATATTAATTAAATTTGCTAATGAGATTAGTGTCAAATTTGGATTTAAATGGGATATAATATCTGATATATGGGATGAAGATATAGTAATGGAAAAAATATGAATGATATTAATGTTGTAATGATGGTTTATAATAGACCACAGTATTTTAGACAAGTATTAGACTCATTAATCAATCAAACTGTAGATTTTAATTTACATGTTATTTCAAATAATCCTAAACATAATAATCTATTTTTATCTGTGATTGACAAATATAAAAGGCATTTTAATATAAACTTTTATGAAGCCGATAATTCTCGAATGACTTTTGAAAGATGGTATTATATAAATGAACATTTGTCAGATAATCAATATATTATATTGTTAGATGATGATATAATATTAAATAATGATTCTATAGAAAAAATATGGGAAACAAAAGAAAAAAATACATATAAAGTTTTTCAAGGCCGGCAATTTTTAAAATCCCAACCAATTATTACAAAAGATGTTTGGAACCAGTTTACAAACGATTATACTGAATTTAGCTATGGTGCCACAAATTTTGCAATAATAGATATAAATTTATTGTATGATATATTCAACTATGAAGCAATGTATCCAGAGTTATGTTACAAGGCAGATGATTTAGTTATTTCATGGGCTGTAACTAGAAATAATGGAAAAATATTAAACCATAAAGTGTATCCAGCTAATGATCAATTAGGAGTTGATGCTGAAGCAATGTTTATAATGCTTGAAAAATTAGATATCTATAAAGAATACCAAAAATTAGATAATATTCATAAATTTAATAGATTTTAGTATGAAACAAATTAAAAGCGTAGGTAAATATTCTTATTATACTTGTCCTATACAAATACACACTTTTTATGAAAAAAATGTAAATAGTGAAATACATATTGGAAATTTTACATCAATAGCCCACAATTGTCATATGTTTTTAAGTGATGGAGATCATTATAAAGAAACAGGAACTAATTCACCCTTTCATACGCCTAATTGGGACGTGTCTCATAGAAAAATAAGAAAATATCCATCAAAGGGAAATATTATTATTGGTAATGATGTATGGATTGGTGCAAATGTACATATAAAACACGGTGTAACAATAGGAGATGGAGCAATAATTGCAGCAAATTCTAATGTAATAAAAAATGTTCCGGCATACTCTATATATGGAGGGAATCCTGCTAAATTTATTAAATATCGTTTTGAGAAAGATATTATTGATAAATTCTTGCAAATTCAGTGGTGGAAATATTCAGATGATGATATTAATAGAATTCTTCCTCTATTAGAAAAAATTCCTTCAATTGAAATATTAGAAGAAATTGAGTCTAAACTAAATGGTGGTATTATTGATACATTTAGTAAATCAAAATGGCATGAAATACAAACAAACCATTTTAAAATTAATAATAAATATATTAAAGATGAATCTCTAATGTGGAGCATGTATTTAGAACCGCAAAATTAGGAAATGATTATGGATAAGATAATAGTATTTAGTGGTGGATTTGATCCTATACATAGTGGTCATATTCAATGCATTGATGAATGTAGAAAACTTGGCAGAGTTATTCTTGCATTAAATTCAGATGAATGGTTAGCCCGTAAAAAGGGTCGATCATTTATGCCTTTTGAAGAACGCAAAGCCGTACTAGATCAATTTAAGAATGTACTTGAAGTTATATCATTTGATGATTCAGATAATACAGCGTGTAATGCAATACAGTATGCACTCGATATGTGGCCAAATCAAACTATTGTCTTTGCTAATGGCGGAGATCGAACATCTACTAATATTCCGGAGATGGATAAATTTAAAGATAATCCAAGAGTTGAATTTGTATTTGGTATTGGTGGTGATTATAAAAAGAATAGTTCATCATGGATACTTAAAGAATGGAATCAACCATCAGTTAAAAGAAAATGGGGTGAATATATTACATATTATGAATCACCAGAATCTAAGGTTAAAAGATTAATTTTAGAACCAGGAAAATCCATTTCTATGCAATATCATAATCATAGATCTGAATATTGGTTTGTAGAATCTGGTGAAGCAACAGTGTATTCACTTGATCATGAAGGCAAAGAAGTACTTGAGAAAAAACTATATAGACATAATTCTAATGATGTTATTAGAACTACATGGCATAGGTTAGAAAACTGCGGTATAGAACCATTATGTGTTATTGAGATACAATATGGTGATGAATGCAATGAAGAGGACATTATTAGAAAATGAAAATTATTCCATTAATATTTTATCCAAGATCAGGGTCTACTGCAGTAGACCATATTCTAACACAACATCCATTAGTAAATGCAATTAATGAACCATATATGCCGGATAGAGTGTCATTAACAAATCAAAGATTAAAATTAAACCCCCAAAAGCCAAAAGAAGTTTCATTAAAAGATTTTATGGAACCAGTTGTTAGGGCGTTACCAAAAAATAAAAAAATAGTATGTTTTCAATATTGTGATTTAGATATTGGATATATTTCTGAAATATATGACATAGATATTCATGCAAATTTTATTAAAAATAATTTTAAAAATTTAATTATTATAAGAAGAAAAAACATTCTTAAACAGATTATAAGTTACTATAAAGCCCGATATAGTAAGATTTGGCACAAGGACAATAATCAATCTACAGAATTTAAATTTAAATTTACTTTTAATGAATGCATTATGAATAGTGAACTAAATGAAGGTGATTCATTTAATTATTATCATAATCCCATATTACCTAGAGGAAATAATATATCTTCAATATATGAATATATTGATGTATATGAGAAAGATCAAAAAGAATTATTATTAAAATTACAAGAATACAATGTAAATTATTTGGATATTATTTATGAAGATCATATTGAAAATGATCCATTTGTTGCCATAAAGATGATAGAAAATTACATAAAAATTCCTCACTATGATAATTACACTATACCACTTAAAAAAATATCAAAAGGCATTGAATATGATATTACAAATTATGATGAAATTTGTAGAGAGTTGCAAAATACAAAATACGAATGGATGTTAGATTAGATAAAATGTTTAAGACGAGAAAGATTAGATAAAATGTTTAAGACGAGAAAAGATAAAATTGTTAGCCTGTATCATAAAATTTTAGCAAGATATCCAGATAATAATGGATTAGATGCTTATGTTAACTCAGGTTTAAGTTTAGATGAAATTGAGAATAAATTGTTATCTAGTAATGAAAGAAATCATTTATTACTTAACGAAAAATTATTAATAGATGTTAGTAAAATTTATCATCATAAATCTAAGGTTTTAGATTTCTATGACACTGATACACAAGAATTATTTGTTAAAAATAGAGAACATCTAGGTAAAGAATGGATATGGTATGATAAACCTATAACATATAAAATAAATTCTCTTGGATATAGAATGAAAGAATTTAAGGATATTGATTGGTCAAATTATATTGCTGTTTTTGGGTGTAGTTACACGGTCGGCACTGGCATGCCAGCTGAAGATTTATTTTCTACAAAAATATCTGAAGAATTAAATGCAGACATTGTAAATGCTGCTATTCCAGGAGGTTCAAATAATACAATATTAATTAATTTAAATAAATTGTTATCAAAAAAAGCTCCACCTAAACTAATTATTTGTAATTGGACACATTTAACACGTTGGTCATATTTACATGGTGATACTATAATACGACATGGTATAACAAAGTTGCTTCCTATTGAAAACTATTATGATGAAGCATATATTAATTATTTGCAAAACGATTTTCAAATGCAAGGAACATTTGTTGAAATAAAAAAACAAGTTGACACTTTATGCAAATATGCTAATGTTCCAGTGTGGCATATTACTCCTTTGCCAGAATATGATTTTGATAAATCTATTGAAAAAATAATTCCAAATAATAATAAGAGCACAATTAATGAAACTAATTATAATATTGCTAGAGATTACGGTCATCATCGCACTGGAAGTCATCCAGGATATGAATATAATAATAAAGTTTATAATAGATGGAAACAAGTTAAACAAAACTTAGGATTTTAAAATATGATTACATGGGGATGGAGTGGTATGAGCCATGATGCCGCTTTAGCGGTATTTGATAATAAAAAATTAGTATTTGCTAGTCATAGCGAAAGATACAGTAGAGTTAAAAATGATGAATATTTAAATGATGATATTATCAAAGAAGCTCTAGCATATGGACGACCTGATGAAATTCATTTTTATGAAAAGCCTTTATTAAAAAAGACAAGACAATTATATTCCGGTCAATATAATTTACTTTTATCAAAATCTCCTAAATCACACCTTAAAAAGTTTGGTATTAATACTAAATTAAAATTTAGTTCCCATCATAGAAGTCATGCAGCTGCAGGTTATTATACGAGTCCATTTAAAGATGCAGCAATATTATGTTTAGATAGTATAGGTGAATGGGAAACATTCACCATTTGGCATGGTAAGAATAATAGTTTAAATAAGGTATATTCACAAGGATATCCTAATAGTGTAGGTCTTTGGTATTCTGCTATGACACAAAGATTAGATCTAAAGCCACAAGAGCATGAATATATTTTAATGGGAATGGCAGCCTTAGGAGATTATAAAAAATATTATAATGATATTAAAAATGATTTTTTTGAAAAGCTTCCAAATACAAATGATCCAAGCATTATATTTAAAAATAACTTACATCGTGGGTGTTTATCATGGAGACCTGATTTAACAAGTGAACAAGATTATTATGATATTGCGGCATCAGTTCAAAAGATATATGAGGAAATATTTGTTACTATTTTAGTCTGGATGAAATCAAATATTGATTCAAATAATTTGGTTATAATGGGAGGGTGTGCTCTTAATTGTGTTGCAAATACTATGTCATTTGAATTATATGATGATGTATGGATTATGCCAAACCCTGGAGATGCTGGTAGTGCTATTGGTTGTGTGTTATCAAATTGGAATGAACACATTGATTTTCCTGGAGCATATTTGGGGCATGATATAAAAGGTAAATATCCTATAGATACTATTATTAATAAATTATTAATAGATAAAATTACTGCGGTTGCTAGTGGTAAAGCGGAATTTGGCCCAAGAGCATTAGGTAATAGAAGTATCTTAGCAGACCCAAGAGGTAAAACTGTAAAAGATAGAGTAAATAAAATTAAACACAGAGAACCATTTAGACCTTTTGCTCCAGTTATATTAGAAGAATATGTTCATAAATATTTTAATGTGAATAAAGGATTTAAGAGCCCATACATGCAATATACTGTAGATTGTTTAGAACCAAATAAATTTCCAGCAATTGTTCATTATGATAACACTAGTAGGGTTCAAACTGTAAATAAAAATGATCATCCAGATTTATATAAATTACTTCAAATATGGTATGAAAAAACTGGGTGCCCTATGCTATTAAATACAAGTTTAAATATAAAAGGTGAACCACTTGTAAATTCAAAAGAAGACGCATTAAGGTGGTCAAAAAAATATGGAGTAGAAATATGTTTACCAAATTAATTAATAAAATTATCTTTTACTTTAAATCAAAAAGACTTTTGAAAAAAGCTAAAGAAAAAGATCCATTTATATATAAATGATTTTATTAAACGGATTACAAAGATCAGGTACAAATTTTGCTACATCTATTTTTAGTAATGTAACTGATTGTGTGCATCCTTATCATAAGCATTCAATTAGAGATGAAACAATACCGGTTAATTGTCATAAAGTATTCTGTATTATAAAGAATCCATATACGTGGGTTGAATCAATATGTTTTAGAAATCAGGTGGACATTAAAAAATATTTTCCATTTTATAAATTGCACAATGAAAAAGATTATCTTGGTCCTCATCACATTAATTTAAAAGAATTGTGTAGGCTTTACCAAGATTTTTATATGTCTTGGATTACTTTAGATAAAACAAAATTAATTCATTACGAAGATTTATTAATTAAATATAGAAGAAAAAATATTCCATACAACAGTGATTGGGATCCGGCTAGAACTAAAACATATTTAAAATATAACGCACCATTAGTCACCCAAGAAGCAAAAAATGTTATTACTAATACTTTAGGAAAAGAATTTTTTAATTTAATTGGTTATCCAATAAAACAATATGAATATTGAATTTAAATCACCACACCCTAAAACGTATATTTTTGATCTAGATGGTACTATATTAAAATATAATCTCATATTTACTGAAGATCGAGATGAATTATTGCCTGGTGTAAAAGATCTATGGAATACATTTAATTCAGATGATATGATTATATTGACTACTGCAAGACCTAAAAAATTTAGAGATCAAACAATGCAATTCTTAAATGATAATAATATAAGATTTAATCATATTATATTTGATCTACCTCGTGGTGAAAGAGTATTAGTGAATGATAAGAAGCCAGATGTAGATGTTACAGCAATTGCTATTAATGTAGAACGTAATAAAGGATTCTAATGAAGATACTTATATGTGGTTTACCCGGTTCTGGTAAAACTTGGCTAGCACAAAGACTACACCAAAGGTTTAAAGGATCAATGTGGTATAACGCTGATGTTATACGTGAAACATTTGATGATTGGGATTTTAGTGAAGAAGGACGTTTAAGACAAGCACGAAGAATGAAAGCATTAGCCAATAGTGATTGTAGAAAGGGTAAGATTGTGATATGTGATTTTGTTGCTCCTACTCCAGAAATAAGAAAGATATTTAATCCAGATAAAACAATATGGATGAATACTATTGATAAAGGAAGATTTGAAGATACCAATAAAGTATTTGTAGAACCAACAACATATGATATACAAATAGATAAATTTTTAACTGATAAGGAAATAGATGAAATCAGCGATCGTATTCATAGCATATAATAGACCTGAATATTTTCAACAAGTATTGGATTCTGTTTCTAAAACTTTATATTTAGAAAAATATGATTTATTTTTTAATTTTGATTCTCATAATAAAAATATTATTAAAATTGCTACTAAATTTTTAAAAAACATTAATTATCCTTTAACTTCTAACACAATAAAAATTAATGATATACCTTTAGGATGCGGCGCAAATCATAGAGATGGGATAGACAGGGTTTTCAATTTAGGCTATGATCATGTTGTATGTATAGAAGAAGATATACTTATAGCAAATGATACATTAAAATATTTTTATCAAACGCACGATTTAAATTTAATAACATGTGCATTTTCACACAAGTTTGATTTGAGTGTACAAGAAAAGATTTTTGAATGGAATTGGTTTACTCCATGGGCCTGGTCAATTAGTAAGACATTATGGAACAATCTTAAAGAAAATATTAAATGGAATAGAACTTGGGACATGAATATTACCGATTATGTTAAAAATAATAATATTATGTGTTTATATCCTTCTTCTACTCGGTCTGAAAATATAGGAAAATATGGTTTAAACCAACAAAATGGAAATACTCATAATTTTACATTTACAGTATCAATCAATGGTAATTATGATGAAAATATAGAATACAAAATGTATAAATAATAATATAAATTAATTTAGTGGATAGGGAAACTAAATGGCAACAACAGATAAAGACTTTCTGGTCAAAAACGGCCTGCAAGTTACAGATAACGCTAGTATTGGTGGTAATGTAACTATTACAGGTAATCTTACCGTTTCAGGTACATCTAATATTGGTGGTGGATCAAGCTATTCAGATTCAGATGTTGACGCGCACTTAAACCAATCTAATCCTACTTCTGGCTATGTTTTAAGTTGGGATGGTACTGATTATGCATGGGTAGCGCAATCAGGTGGTGGAGGTGGTATTGCTCTTACTGATCTGAGTGTTACTACAAATTCTGTCGGAACTGCTGCATTAGCATATGATACTGCTACAGGTGCATTTACATATACCCCTCCAGATTTATCCAGTTATGCAACAGCTGCTTCATTAGCTACAGTTGCTACTACTGGTTCCTATTCAGATTTATCAGGCACACCTACATTAGCCACAGTTGCTACTACTGGTGATTATGATGATCTTACTAATAAACCTACTATCACAGTTGTAAATGTTACATCATTGCCGGGTACACCTGATTCAAATACACTTTACGTTGTAACTTCAAGTTAAGGAATAAATTATGGCAATTCATTGGTGTGATCCATACTTAAATACTTCAACCGGTGGTATACATGGTACCACAACATCAGGACAATCAAGTGGTGATGGATCATATGCTTCTCCTTGGTCGTTAACAGAATTAAATAATCAAACTAATTATAGTGGTTGGTCAGATGGAGATGAATTAAGATTTAAAGGACTAGTTGAAGATGCCTTTTTTCCGCCTGCAAATTCATCAACATTTAAACAAAGTAACCAAACTACAGATTATTCACTTCGCACAGATTATAATGGATATTATCAACCATCGCTTTATTTTACAAGCGGAGATGATCATAAGCTTGTAAAATTAAAACAACAAGATAGAGGGGCTGTTACAGGTAAAACTTTTTATTATAAACACCACAATACATCAAGTGATAGAATTAGAACGATTGTTAATGATGGAACATGGTATCCAAATTTATGCCCAATAGATGTGTCTAATGGGTATATTCCCCTTGATGATAGATATCAGATTACTGTTAATATAAATGGTGGATCCACCGGTGAAATTTTACGATATATAACTGCTAGAATTATAATTACTGCAGGATGGACAAGTGAAACACAACAAAACGGTATTACAGTTTTAGATGCTAATTCTACAAGCGTATTTGGCTCAACCTGTTACTGGGGAACACAAACAAACCACGCAACATATCCAGCACCAATATGGGATTGTCTAGACACACTAATTATGTCTAGATATCGTTCTTCCGGTACTTGGTATGTGTTTGGTGCTGTTGTTAAGTTTAAAGCAATTGCTGATGCAGGACAAAATTATAGTGTATGGACTATGCACAGTGGTGCAAACGCAAACGCAAATACTGCAAATATGCCTGCGGGGTATAATATGGGAGACATTTCAATAGATTCATTAGTTGCTGTTAATAGTCAGTTTAATCTATACGGTGCTCAGAATTCCCCACATTTAACTGAACCAACTCTAGATATATCATTTTGGTGTGACTATGGCGCATCACAGGATCGAATATATCCATATATGGATAATATTAAATATAAATTAAAAGAATATTATGGATATTCTTGTTTTGCATTTGGTCTATCCTATGCCCCGATAATTGAACTTGCGGATGGATGGAATCTTGAAGTTGCTGATAATAGTCCTGCAGGATTCCTCTTCAATTCTAGCCTTAGTGCTGAGCGGAGAAGTAATATTGCTAACAATGCATTAATAGGAACCCGTGGAGATTCATATTTGACTCTTAGTGGTGGAACTTGGAGTTTAACAAAAGAGGCTTCAATGTATTTATATTATATTTTTCAATACAATGTGGTAGAGGGTATAAAAGGCACTAATACTAATGATAAAATTTTCTGTTCAACTGGATTGTTTGAACAAATTCAATACACCAGTTTATTTCAAAATTCAGGATTTATTGAATCTTTAGACACTAAAGGTGTTGCATTAGAAGACACTACTATATCTCCTATTGAATTTACTTTAAGTAATGTTTATCCATGGCAATTGAGATTAAATGTTAGACAAGAGCCAGGAAAAATGCTACCAGTTACAATGTTGCAACCAACTTCAACTGGATATGCAGCAATGTTATATAACAGCCCAAATTTTAATTACAAAAAAGCAGTAAGATTTTTTACTCAAACAAATGGCAAAACATATGTAGATGTTGTTGCTTATGATATGCCAACATTTTCTAGCAATGTTACATTTAATGCTGAATACACGACTACTTCAACACCTGGTGTGACTTTGAATAATAAATTATATTTGTATGATACATCAACTGAAAGATTTGTTCAGGTTGCAAATGTTTCTGGTTCAGTCAATGGTACCACAATTACGTGCAATACTACACTCAGCTCATCTACACTTACAAATAAGGCTGGATTGTTAATTGTTGCACACGAATTTACAAAAACTTCTGCAGATACATCAGAAGTTGCATATAATAGTGTTACAGTTACATAGGATATATTATGGATATTAAAATTAATAACGAGCATGATTGGAAATTTCATCTAGATATAGAACTTGCGGATCAATTATTATATAAAGTTGATGTGCTTGGTTCCGAGGATTCTATTTATTGGAGCATTTTAGACACTCACCAATTTGCAATACAAAAAGATGGTGAAATGGATGAAGATGGACATATTAATATTACTGATGAAATAAATGCAAAAATTAATGAAGAATTTAATAATAAAATACAGGAAATAAAAGATGGCTATAATTTGGGTTGATCCTTATTTAGATACTGTTAATGGCGGTATTCATGGAACTACAGGTTCTGGCAGTGGTACATACACTTCCCCATATAGCTGGTGGGATATGAATGGGTCTAATGCTTTAAGTCAAAGTTCAATAAATGAAGGAGATGAAATAAGAATTAAAGGTCTATCTGATTCTTCATTTTGGAATGTCACAGGCAGAGCATATTCATCAACATCAAATGATGGCAATGAAGATTACAGATGGTATGTTGGATCAGATACAAATCAATTTTTAAAAGTTACTGGCCTTTATAACAACAACCCTGAATATTATTGCTATACACATTCTAGTAATTATATTAGAGGTGTTCGTGATGTATCAACTTGGTGGGCTGCATATCCTAAATTGGACACAAATGCAGGATATGATGTATTTAATACGAATTATAGAATAACAAACCCAAATAGTAAAAGTACTGGTAACGCTACATTTGATTATAGGATTGCTAATTATGGTAGTTTCTCTTCAAATCCTGCTAAAGTTACTGCAGGCTGGACAAGTGAAACACAACAAAACGGTATTACATATATTGTATTAGATACCTCATATAATTTCCATTTTGGATACAATAATAATAATAATGACTATAACTATAATAGATTTTGGGTAGATTGTGAAGATACTCTTGTTTTTGCATCAGGATATAATCGCTATATGGCAATATATGCAGCTGATCTAGCAGTAAAAGCTTTAGTTAGTTGCAATTATTCTCCTGGTTATTATCAATACGTGTCTAGTGGACAAGCTGATGATCCATCTAATTTAACTGATTGGACAACTACATCAGTAAAGCCGGGTAGAATGCGTATAGGTCAAGCAATTCATGGAGCATATCAAGAATATCAATCGTACGCTCTTAGGTCTGCTGGAAATACAACATATTCTCCAGATGTGTTTATTGATACTATTATGCATGGATACTATAGATTTTATTTTGATTTCAATTATATTGGTTCTCAAGAATCTGATTCAGCTATACTTAATATTAGATTGAAAAAATTTTTTGGAGAATATGGTCTAGAACTTAGAGGTGCGGGTAATTATAATTCAAACATTATTTTAACTATTGAAAATGATTTTGAATATGAAACTAGAAGATCTTCTAGCAATATTGAGTTTTCTGGAAAAATTAATGTTGTAAATGAATCTGTTGGAACAATAGACTCAACAGATGTTCCACAGTTTAACAGTAATACCTATTCATACTATGATGGGGATGTTGGATTTAATTACTTATCTCTTCCTAGTAGAAGAGGTATTACAGATACAACAGCATATAAATTATATTGTAATTCAAACAGTATACTTAAATCAGCGACGCTTGGTTATGAAGTGCAGGGTATTTGGTTTAATGAACTAGTAATAGAAAATGCTGGAGAAACTATTGATACTGTATCATCTTCTCCTGCCTCTTCTCTTGCCGCAGGGAACCAATCTTATCAGGATAGTTCAGGCAATAAATTCTTTGTTGCATATGAAAGCACTAGTAATAATGCAGTTAACCTTATTCCACACGCGTATTTTTCCAATAATAGTTATGCTCCAGTTGCAATTGAATATAAGAGCCCATCTGCGTTTTCAGGTAAAACGTGTTGGAGATTATTTGGGACATCAAATGGCTATTCATATAAGCAAATGTATAGGTTAGAACTTCCAAATTTTAGTAATGCAACAAGTGATTATACATTTGAAACATTTTTTAACACGACTGCTGGTCCAGGTGTTGATATTACTATTAATTTATATGCATATGGATTGTCATCTGGTTTAGTAGTATTTAAAACACTTACACCTACTGTAAGCGGCACTACTATTTTATTTAGTGATACATTTTCTCCTGGAGAGCTTAAAGCTGCCCTTGTATCACAACTATTTGCTGAAGTTGTTATGACTAAAACATCAACTGCAAATTGTTCTGTTGCATTTAATACCTTTAGTATAACATAATGTCAGCAGATATTAAAAACTTTGGTATAGATGATGCTTTTATTAGTGCTACGTCAAGTGAACCAGCTATATCAATATATTACTCCACACAGTTAACTGGCATTGCTGGAATTACTGGTGATAAATTATACGATTATGCTGATGATACATCAACAGTTACACAAGTTTATCCTATATCATTCGGCGCTTCTACTCCGCCATCTGGTACAAACTTATTTTATGTGGGCAATCAACAACCAACTGATGTAAGGTTTTATGATGCAAATGGATCAGAAAAAACAATTACTGCAATATACTTAGGAAGCACTCTAGTATGGCAACAATAATGTATTATAAATAATAAAAAGAATAACTAGGAAAATCAAATGGCAATACCTACCACAAGAGATCAATTTACAGAATACTGTTTAAGACAGTTAGGTGAGCCTGTCATAGAAATTAACATTGATGATTCTCAAGTAGAAGACCGCATTGATGAAGCGATTGAGTATTGGAGACAATATCATTATGATGGTATTGAAAGAGTTTATCTTAAACAACAAATTACTGCTTCACGTATTACAATTACTACAAATAATGGTGGTGATTTTAAGCTTTCAGACATCATAACAGGTCAAACATCCGGTGCTACAGCGGAACTTGTAAGGGAAGCTGACCCAACTCAAGATCCAGGATACGTAGAATCAAATAGTAATACATTAGTTGTACGTAATATTCGTGGTGATTTCCAAGACGGTGAAGTTATAAGTAATGGTACAATTACCGCGACACTTGCTGCTTTAAATGCTGTCACTAAAGGTACATATGATAACAAATATATCGATTTGCCAGACTTAGTATATGGTATTAATCGAGTTATTCCTTTTTCTGGTGTTACATCATCTAAGAACTTATTTGATTTACAATACCAATTAAGATTAAATGACTTATACGACTTAACTTCTGTTTCATTGATTTACTACAAACAGGTTATGAGTCATATTGCATTACTTGATTTAGAACTCAATGGTCACCCACTATATCGATTCAACCGCATGCAAGGACGTTTATTCTTAGATATTAACTGGGAAACAGACTTAATCCTTGGTGAATACCTTATTGTCGAATGTTATAGAGCATTAGACCCTACAGAATGGTCTAAAATATGGAATGAACCATGGCTCAGACACTATGCAACAGCATTAATCAAAAGACAATGGGCAACAAACATTAAGAAATTTTCAGGTATTTCGCTACCAGGCGGCGTAACACTTGATGGTAATCAACTTTATGATGAAGCTCAAAACGAAATAAGTGCTTTAGAAGAAGAACTTGTTAATAAATCAGCTCCATTAGAATTCTTTTTAGGATAACCAATGCCAAGAAGTGTATATTTCAGTCACGGCAATAGGTCAGAACATTTAGTACATGAAGATATTATTGTAGAATCAATTGGCATATATGGTCAAAATTTCTATTATATTCCACGTGAACTTGTAGCTAAAGACGAGATCCTAGGCGAAGATAGACTTTCTAAATTTAAGAAAGCCTTTGCAATTGAAATGTACCTTGAAAACGCGGAAGGATTCGAAGGACAAGGCGCATTCATTCAGAGATTCGGCGGAATGATGATGGAACAATCTGCTACACTAACCGTAGCACGAAGAAGATGGGAACAATTAGTTGGTAGATTTGGTGTTACTACTATTCCATCACGACCAAATGAAGGCGATCTCTTATATTTCCCATTAACAGATGGTTTATTTGAAATTAAGTTTGTACAACATCAAGATCCATTCTATCAAATTGGTAAACTCTTTGTATATAAACTCGAAGTTGAACTCTTTCAATATGCTTCTGAAAGAATTCAAACTGGCGTTAAACCAATTGATGATTTTGAGTCTCTCAAATCTTTCTCTACAGATGTAATTGCCAATGGTACTGTGAAACAAATAAGAATAACTAATGAAGGAAATAATTATAGTGAAGTTCCAATTGTTACTATTGATCCGCCAAGCGTGACTAAATCTACAGCAACCGCTACGGCGTCAATTAATTATCATGGACAAATTTCTGCAATAGATATAACATATGGAGGAGTTGAATACACTGATCCACCTACAGTTACTATCGATGCTCCTACATCTGGGGTACCGGCAACAGCTACAGCAACTGTGAATAATAATAAAGTAACAAGCATTGTTATTACTGAGCCAGGCTCTGGATACTTAGAAGCTCCTAATGTAACTATCAGTGCACCATCAAGTTATACAACAGCAACAGCAATAGCCCATCTCGGTTCTGGACAAACTGAAGATAATGTAGTAAGAATTGAAATAACAAATCCTGGTTCTGGATATACATCTGCGCCTGGAGTGACTATATCTGGCGGTGGCGGTGGCAATGGAGCCACTGCAGTAGCTTCTATTGAGAACTTAGATAACCAAGATTCATTTGGTGATAATAATAAATTTAAAGAAGAGGCAAATGATATTTTATTCTCAGAAGATAACCCATTCGGAGAAGTTAATTAATGTTAAATAATCAATCATATTATCATGGTGCTATAAGAAAATCTATTATAGCATTTGGTCGATTATTCTCTGATATAAGAATACAACGGGCAAATAATGAAGGCCAAGTAGAACAAACAATTCAGGTTCCTCTTGCATATGCGCCTAAAGAAAAGTGGTTAGTGCGTACAGATGGAGATCCATCATTAAATAATCATACTTATGTTTCTCTACCAAGAATGAGTTTTGAAATTGTAAGTTATGCTTATGACTCAACAAGAAAAACAAATAAACTGAATAAGATTACATGTGAGAATTTAAATGGTACAAATAAGAAATCTGTATTTAGCCCAGCTCCATATAATATCGATATTAGTTTATATATTATTTCAAAAACACAAGAAGACGGTTTACAAATTTTAGAGCAAATACTACCAATATTTACTCCTGATTATACGCTAGCAGTTAATGCATTACCGGCTTTAGATATTGTACAAGATGTACCCGTTATCTTACAATCTGTACAAGTCAATGATGAATATGATGGTGATTTTCAGACCAGAAGGTTTGTAACGCATACATTAAACTTCCAAATGAAGACAAATGTATATGGTTATGTTAATGAACAAGGTATTATTACAACAACTAATGTTAATCTTAGTGATCCTATTAATACTAAATACACAGCAACTCAGCCTTCTCCTGATGATCCATTGACAGAGAACTGGGAAGCTCAATTTTAATGGCTCAAATATATTTAGGCAATCCTAATTTAAAAGCAGCAGGAGTAGAAGTTCCATTTACAGAAGAAAATGTAAAGGAATATGTTAAGTGCTCCAAGGATCCTATATATTTTATTGAAAATTATTGTAAAATAATTACATTGGATCATGGTTTACAATTATTTAAACTATATGATTGTCAACGTAATAAGGTGAAAGTAATACATGAAAATCGTAAAGTCATTCTTATGGAAGGTCGGCAGCAGGGTAAGACTACCACATCTGCTGCGTACATTCTATGGTACACTATATTTCAAAATGCGAAGACGGTCGCCATATTGGCAAACAAAGCAACCGCCGCGAGGGAAGTACTTAACAGATATCAATTAATGTATGAAAATCTGCCTAAATGGATGCAACAGGGGGTTGTTGTATGGAACAAGGGTGATATTGAATTAGAAAACGATTCAAAAGTATTTACGGCCGCTACATCAAGTTCTGGTATTCGAGGCAAATCTGTTAACATGTTATATGTTGATGAGACTGCGATTATACCGAATAATGTCGCAGAAGACTTTTTTACTTCGGTTTATCCAACAATTTCTGCAGGCACAACTTCAAAGATATTATTATCTTCTACACCATTAGGTTATAATCATTTCTGGAGGTTTTGGAATGATGCTCAAGAAGGTAATAATGATTTTATACCGTTATTTATACCATATACAGAAATTCCTGGTCGAGATGAAAAGTGGGCAGAAGAACAAAAAAGACAGCTTGGCGAATTAAAATTTAACCAAGAGGTTTTATGCACATTTCTTGGTTCAAGTTTGACTCTAATAAGAGCAGACGTCATTGCCAAGCTAAAACCTAAAACAGATAAATATACTAAAGATGGCTTAGATATATTCAATAAGCCTGAAAAAGGACATAATTATGTTATCGTAGCCGATACTGCAAAGGGTGTTGGAGGCGATTATTCTGCGTTTAATATTATAGATATTACAAAAGTACCATATGTTCAAGTAGGTAAATATCGAGACAATAAAATAAGTCCGTTGCTTTATCCAAATATAATACATAAAATAGCAACAGAATATAATAACGCATACGTTTTAATTGAAGTAAACTCAAGTGAGCAAGTTCCTACTATACTTTATAGTGAGCTTGAGTATGAGAATATACTTTTCGTCAATCGTGGATCAAATGGCCAGGTTGTTTCCGGTGGTTTCGGCGGTGGTCAAACACAACTTGGCGTGCAAACTGACAGAAAAGTAAAACGAATTGGTTGTACCAATTTGAAGTCAATGGTTGAAGAGAATAAACTACTAATACAAGATGTAGATACCATTGCTGAACTATCAACTTTTATCGAAAAGCGGGGGAGTTATGCTGCTGATGAAGGTTACCATGATGATTTGGTCATGACTTTAGTATTATTTAGTTGGTTGACTTCAAATCCGTACTTTAAAGACCTAAATGATGTTAATATGAGACAAGAGATGTATGATTCTCAAATTAAACAGATTGAGGAAGAAATGACTCCTTTTGGGTATTTTGATGATGGCAGAGAAGACGAACGTGATAAAGTTTTGGCGAACTTTTAAAGTTTAATAAAATATAAATAAAGGTATAGAGGAAACTCTAATATTACATTAAATAAGGAGAAACATAATGGCGTTTCAATTATCTCCGGGAGTATTGGTAACAGAACAGGACTTAACTAACATTGTTCCTGCTGTTTCTACATCTGCTGGTGCTTTTGCTGGTACATTTGTTTGGGGTCCAGTTGAAGAACCTGTTACAGTTACATCTGAGAATGTACTTGTAGAAAGATTCGGCGCACCAAATTTAGGTACAAGCACTTCATTCTTTACCGCAGCAAACTTCCTTTCATATACAAACAATTTATTAGTATCACGTGTAGATACTACATCACTTAATGCAGTATCTTCCCTAACTGGAACAATTACTGCTATTACTGTTGATTCTGGTGGAGATTCTTATACTGAAGCTCCAACTGTTACAATTTCTGCACCTGATATTGATGGTGGTACACAAGCTACTGCTACTGCAACAGTAGATAATGGCGTTGTAACTGCTATAACAGTTACTAATCAAGGTAGTGGATATACTTATGATGAATCAACACTTGTCCCAACTACTGCTACTGTAACTCTTACAGGTGGAACAGTAGGTACACCAGCTACAGTATCATTAACTTTAACTCCTCAAGGTATTAAAATTAAAAACTTTGAAGATTATCAAGACAATTATTCAAATGGTTTAGGTGCTGTTGGTCAATGGGCAGCAAAATATCCTGGCGATTTAGGAAACTCAATTGAAGTTTCAATGGCAGACGGTGCTACATATGCAAATTGGGCATATAAAGATGAATTTGATGGATATCCTGAAACATCATCTTATGTATTAAGTAAAGGCTCACAGGCTGATGAAATGCATATTATTGTTATTGATAAAGATGGTGCTATAACAGGAACACCTAATGCTATATTAGAAAAATATGCATATGTTTCAAAAGCTTTAGATGCAAAAGCTGAAGATGGTTCTAATAACTATTATAAAAATGTTATTAATTCACAATCACGTTATGTTTGGTGGATGGATCATCCTTCTAATCAAGCAATTACATCTACTGCTAGCCAAGGTACTATTACAGACGCTGGTTTATTACAAGATGCAGGTACTAGCCCTATTGCTGGTTATGGCTATAAAGATTTATCTGATAGTATTACAATTAAACTCGACGGTGGAACTGTTGATACAGCTCCTACTGATGGAAATATAATGACAGCATATTCTGAGTTTATTAATTCAGATCTATATGACATTTCATTAGTTTTAGCTGGTAAAGCTTCAACAACCGTTGCAGGTTATATTATTGATAATGTTGTTGAATCAAGAAAAGATTGCGTTGCATTTATATCTCCAGAAGATGTTACATCCGGTGGTTATATTAAAGGTTCTGGTTCTGATGCTGTAAATAAAATAATTGCATATAGAGATACATTAAATCCTTCTTCATATGCTGTTATGGATACAGGTTACAAATATCAGTATGACCGCTACAATGACACATATCGTTGGGTACCATTAAATGGCGATATTGCCGGTCTAGCTGCTAGAACAGATTATACTAACGATGCTTGGTGGTCACCAGGCGGTTTAAACCGTGGTCAAATTAAAAACGTAGTTAAACTTGCTGTTAATCCTGGACAAACTGAAAGAGATAATCTTTATAAATCTGGTGTTAATCCAGTAGTTTCATTCCCAGGAGAAGGAACAGTATTATTTGGTGATAAAACACTATTGTCTAAACCATCTGCGTTTGATCGTATTAATGTTCGTAGACTATTCATTGTTCTTGAAAAAGCAATTGCTATTGCTGCTAGATATCAATTATTTGAATTTAACGATTCATTTACAAGAGCACAGTTTAAGAACTTAGTAGAACCATTTTTACGTGATGTACAAGGCCGAAGAGGTATTGTAGACTATCGTGTTAAATGTGATGATTCTAATAATACTGGTGAAGTTATCGATCGTAACGAGTTTGTTGCCGATATCTTTATTAAACCAAATCGCTCAATTAACTTCATTCAACTTAATTTCGTTGCTGCACGAAGCGATGTAAGTTTTGAAGAAATTGGTGCATAGTATATAAATAATAAAGAGTAATTAAAAGGAAATAAAATGGCAAACATAAGCGATTTTAAAGCACAAATGATTGGTGGCGGTGCTCGTCCTAATCAGTTCCGTGTGGATTTATCTTTTCCTAACTTTGTTACTGCCGGTACTTTAGTTGGTCTGAATGCTCAATTTATGTGTAAAGCTTCACAGCTTCCACAATCTACAATTGATAATACTCAGGTTTTCTATAGAGGCCGTCAAGTTAACTTTGCTGGAGAAAGAACATTTGCACCATGGACTATTACTGCGTATAATGATACCACATTTGCTGTACGTAACGCTCTAGAGCGTTGGTCAGATGGTATTATGAATCACAGTCAAACAGATGGACGTACTAATCCAGGTGATTATCAAGTTGACTTATTAGTAACTCAATTAGATAGAAATGGTGCTGCTATTAAATCTTATACATTTAGAGATGCATATCCAACAGTAATTGGTCCAATTACACTGGATTATGATGCAAATAATGTAATCGAAACATTTGATGTTGAATGGACATACAACTACTGGACATCTAACACAACTGAAGGTTCTAACTTCGGTGTTAATGTAAGTGTGGATACACCTATCGGTACATTCCCACTACCTTTCTAAGTAGTGTTTTTATTATAAAAGGTATATTATGGATATATTCGGATTTGAGATAAAGCGTAAAAAGGTTAAATCACAGCAAGGAGCAATTGTAGCTCCTGCTGCTGATGATGGCTCTACGGTAATGACATCTAGCACGTCAGGCTATTATGGCCTGACTGTTGATATTGAGGGTGTTATTAAGAATGAGAATGACCTTATACGAAGATATAGACAAATTTCACAATATTCTGATTGTGATAGTGCAATTGAAGATATTGTCAATGAAGCTATTACAGCAAATAATGATGAAGCACCTGTCGATATCGTACTAGATGATGTAGATTTATCAGATAATATTAAAAAGGCTATACGAGAAGAATTTAATCAGGTTATGCGCCTGTATAAATTCAATGAAAAAGGCCATGACATGTTTAGGTCATGGTATATTGATGGTCGTCTTTACTATCATATTTTATTAGACCCTGCTAATATTAAAAAGGGTATTGTAGAATTGAGACAAATTGATCCACGAAAAGTACGTAAGATCAAAAATGTCAAAAAAGAACGCAATGATAAAGGTGTAGAAGTTGTTAAATCTGTAGAAGAATACTACATTTATAACGACAAAGGCATTAACGAAAATACATCTCAAGGCGTTAAGTTAAGTTTAGATTCAGTGGTCTTTGTACCATCTGGTTTAGTAGATTCTAACACAGGCATGATGTTAGGTCACTTACATAAAGCAATTAAACCAGTAAACCAATTAAAAATGATCGAAGATGCCTTAGTCATCTATCGAGTTTCAAGGGCACCAGAAAGACGAGTGTTCTATGTTGACGTTGGTAACCTGCCTAAAATGAAGGCAGAACAGTACGTTAACGATATCATGAATAAATTTAGAAATAAAGTTGTTTATGATGCAACAACAGGTGAAATACGAGATGATCGTAAACACCTGAGTATGATGGAAGATTTTTGGATGCCACGCCGAGAAGGCGGTAAAGGTACTGAGATTACTACATTGCCTGGCGGACAAGGTCTTGGACAAATTGAAGATATTCAATACTTCCAGACTAAGTTATTCCAAGCTTTAAATGTTCCTATTTCAAGATTACAACCTCAACAAGGATTTAGTCTTGGTAGAGCAAATGAAATTACACGAGATGAAATTAAATTTAATAAATTCATTGAGAGAATACGAAGAAAATTCTCGCATGTATTTTCAGAAACATTAAAGATACAGCTCGTTGCTAAAGGTATTATAAGATTAGAAGAGTGGGATGATATCGTTCAAGATATTCGATTTGATTTTCAAGAAGATAACCACTTTGCTGAGATGAGAGATTCTGAAATTTTGATGAATAGAGTTCAAACATTACAAAATGTTGAACAATACGTTGGTAAGTACTATTCACAAGAATATATAAGAAGATTTATATTGAGACAGTCTGAGGACGAAATTAAAGATATCGATGCTCAGATTCAAGATGAAGAACCGGTTGAACAGGATCAAGAAGCACCTGAACAACCTCAAGATAATGGAGAATAATTATGAGTGGTGTACAAGATATTATTAATGCGATCGATTCTGGAGATTCAGTAGCAATTGATACAGCATTTAATAAAGAAATGGCAGCAAGAGTTTCAGATCAATTAGAAACAATGAGACAAGATGTTGCGCAAAACATGTTTAAGTCTCAAGAAGTTGAAGACTTGTCTATAGAAGATGAACAAGATATTGCAGCAGCAGAAGATGCTACACAAGATGAAGTTGTTGATCTTGAAGCTGCAACAGATGAATTAGACATAGAAGTACAAGATACCGCTGATGCGCCGGTTGAAGAGCCAGCACCAGATGTAGAAACTCAAGAACAGGAAGTTTAATGTATTTTTCTCAGTTTAGCAGAAAGTTATCTGGAGAAAAGATAACTGAACAGCTTCGATGCTATGATCATATTATCCAAAAGGATGAAGATGGTAATATATTCATTGGAAATGTAAAAACAAAATTTGCTGAATTAGAAGAAGCAAGAAATTATATTAAGCAACAATACGACACTGTAAAACTGGAAGAGCAAGTTAAAACTGAAATATACGAAGAGTTATCTGAAAATAAAATAGTTGATATTATTAAGAAATACCATGACGTTAAAGTTACTGATACATTAATAGAATCATACATAGATCTTGCTTCTTCTAAACTTTTTACACTTGATCCAGTTGTTGAAGATATAAGAAATCTTAACAAGTTAGATCAGCTTGTTGAAGGTAAAATAGATTATAAACTTGAAGATAATAGTACAATTGCTATATCTCATAAAACAAATGATGTGTTAAAACAACTATTCCAAGATCATTCAGATGTAGTTGAACATATGAGACAAACAAAAGATAACTTTATAGAAGTAATTAAGCAAATCGGAGAATAATAAATGGCTACAATAACACCTGTTATAATTAAGAATTCAAGCCACGAAGTTGTAGTAAAAATGACTGGAAATGCTGGAGACACTGGAACAATTAATCTATCAACATTAGCAAATGCAAATCAAACACAGTCAGGAACTGCAACAGTTAATATTGCTGGTGTTAGATATGCAGGAACAACAAGTTCAGTTGTAGCCGTTACAAGAGATTCAACTAATGTCATGACATTTTCTACTGAAGGTGTTGATGGGGAAGAATTTGCATCAGGTTGGGTAGATAATCAGGAAAATACTGCAAATATAAATTTAGCAATATCTGGCGGCACTGCTACAGTGTGGTTAACATTACGTAAACAAGCTGGATTCTTAAATAACATCGAAACAGGCACCTATGGTGTCTATGATGATGAATCTCAAGCGGGAGCATAATAGATGAGACTAATTAAAGAACATACCGAAGAGGTTAGTTACTTAGTTGAAGAAAAACTAGGTAAAGGTAAAGAATATTTTATTGAAGGAATCTTTCTTCAATCTAATTTAAAGAATCGTAACGGACGTGTTTATCCAACAGAAATTTTGGATAAAGAAATCAAACGCTACAATGAAGAATACGTGAGTAAAAATCGCGCATTCGGTGAGTTAGGACATCCTGATTCTCCAACAATTAATCTAGATCGTGTATCGCATATGATTAAAGAGCTTAAACGAGATGGTGATAACTTTATCGGAAAAGCTAAAATCATGGATACACCTTATGGAAAAATTGTTAAGAGTCTTATCGATGAAGGTGCAACACTT